GGTATCAGTGACCGGGTCCCGCCAACATGGCGGTCTGTGTGTTGCTTCCTCCCCCATTAACCAGTAGATTTTCGCATCGTCGTTCTTTGGGGGTACTGGTGACAGCCACCTCATGGGGGGTGGCTATCTGGCGGACCAACTTCATAATCAAGAAGCGGGTCCAATGATTCCGATAACGGCTCGAAATCATTTGGGGCATGGTTCGCCCATGGAATAAATACCTGTGATGACCGATCGGTCACCTCCAATACATACCAGGTATAATAACTCTTCCAGGCTTCTGGTAGAGTGTCGAAGAAAACATTATTGTTCACTGGAGAAAGAACATCCAGCTCATCAAAATATTTTTCTAAGGACAGCTGACATTCCACTGTCAGTCCGTACTGTTCTTCAACTAGTCTTCGCGTTCCTGAACCAATTTCAATGCCCGACATCAGATTATTAATTCCAAACTTGAGTGCTGCTCGGAATAATTGACGATCCCACCAATCCAAAGATCGTGAATTTAGGAATCGCCTGACGTCGTAACCACGTGTCATCCGCATTGCATAACGGGCAAATGCGGCCACGATGGGACATGAAGGATATTGGTAGAGGGCAGACATTGCTTTTGCTCTAAGCAGCATTAACTTTGTCTGAGGGCGCGCAAAGGCGTATTGTTTGGTGGTCCATCCTAGTTTGGTCAAAACTACCCGGGGATCGGTAACCACCGCCTGTTCGATTTCATCAAAAATCTGTCCGCAAAAAGATGCGATAGATGCCCTATGATGGACTTGGAGCTTGATTATGCACCCCAAATCTGTGAAATCTTCGGTCTTGGGTGTTTTCCCCGAAGGGAAGGAGAATAACCCATCATCTCCTTCGATCACGCCTATGGCAGGGAGATTGCGCTTACTGCAAACGTAGCGCATTAACATCAAGTTTGTGAATCCATTCCCCAAACTCGTTGTCATCTCACCTGACATTCGACAGGCTAATACCCGTTCTTTCAATCTTTTCGAACTAATCTTATTGTTGCCCAAAAACACGTCCTCCATCACCTGGTAGACATGCTGGCCATCGGGGACCAAAGACAACATATGTTCATAGAGAATCATCTCACAAGAGAACATTAATTCGACAGAAAAATGAGCTTCAAAAGAAGAATAATCAGTGGCCACATACACGTGGCCATCCCGAGCGAGTGCATCACTAATGTGACGCGGTCGTTCGTGCACCGGAACGTGCTTGATAAACTCCTTGAAACCTTCCTCATGATCATAAATTCGCTCCTCCATTAACTTTACATAAGGACCGAAAAATATTTTCGCCACATCATCCCTAGCATAGATGCCTCGAGCATGCTTGAACTCCGAATAACTTTCATCTTTAGTGAATTTCTTCACATCAAAATTTTTGTAAATTCGGGTTCCAGTAGCATCCTCCTGAGCAAGCCCAATGCCAAGGGTTTTGTGGTATAGATCAAGAAGTTCAGTTTTTCTCGATTGTGGGTAATCAGTTCGCTCTAGCCACCTGTACACTGAAGTATCTTCGGTTGGGTCAATAGGGCGAATTCGTTGCCGGCTGATCTGATCTGCAACGAACCTTCTGAAATCCCTATAAAATTCACGGTCCTTGACCGGATTCATAGGTCTTCCCATGCGTTTGTAGCCTCCCAAGGCTTGTGTATCGGCATCACTCGTATCTACATGTGGCATTGCCGCCCCAACTACATGACATCCTAACGACGCCATCTCAATGGGACGACAAAGCTCAGGGTGAGCGATGCGTTTCCTAGTTATCCTCATGTCCGATCTGTGTACAATCTTCTCTGTGAGTGTGGGCTGCTCCACAGCCCGATAACCAAGACCAACAACAATGGGAGTTATAGTCTGGGAGGCTACCAAAAATCGGATGCATTCTTGCTCTTACGCTCCTGTGCTGCAGACCATTCCATGGCCGCTTGCGCAGTGTCAGTATCTAAGGCCTGACCGTAAGTTGTAGCATGAGTGCGATCCCAATTAACATGGGAAAATCTCGAGATATTACGCTTAATGCTTTCCGCGCGATCTGACTGCTTCTTGGAAACATGAATGTTACCAATAGTAGCCACATCTTGAAGGGCGCGTACTGACACGAAACGGGTCTCGAGTTCAGTTGTCGTTGCGGCCAAAGACATCCCGGTATCATTCCCAGCCCTATCTTCACAAGGACCGAAGAAGTATTTCCCGGTAGACACAAATCTCTCTAACTTCAACAGCCATTCAATCACACGACGCAGCCAGTTCTTTGCAGGACCAGCTGGGGAAATAAAGTTCAGCGGCAATTCGCATGAAACACTTACTTCGTGAATGTCAGGGTTGACAGGATCGTCACCGATCTTTAAGTTTTGAGGACGCATATCCGTCAATGGGCCGCGCACTCTCCGGAGTGATGTCCACGTATTTCCAATCTCGCGGGTCTTAACCAGACCGCCTAAATACTCCCAGATGCTCTTTCTTTGATCGCCTAACGTCTCGCAGTAACAATAGACACCTACTAAAAATAGGGCAATCGTCAACACAGAGATGGCGGTGAGCTCAATCCAATGATTAACTAGAAGCAGATAACTAACCAACATGATTTCGCCCCCTGGTCCGGGCAGCAAAATCACTGGCATCATCCAAATAGGTGGCGCGTATTCTGTGAAGTCTGGCATTGTCCAACTTGAAACATTGGTAACCAGACGAAAAACACGCCAAGCGAGGTAGGTGGCAACGAGCACAAACCAGAAAATGGAGAAAATCAAACCAACGAAGGGAATTGACAATGTTGAATTACTTAGAATATCAATGACCCGCTGAATTTCAGCCTTGATATCTATGTACGATTGCCTAAACCGTATCGCAGTGAACGTATCCATCTCTGAATTATGTTCACCTGGTTCGAGTTTTTGCTGAAGTTCGCTAATTGGGTTCTCAGGTCCAATTGCTGCTTGGGAACGCCGGCGCGCGACTGCCGTCTGAAACAGTTCCCTTACAACCGGCAATTCTGAATTGGCCGGTAAACATTCGCATGCCTCCAAATCTTTCAATGGAGGAAGGGGCGGAAGGACGCCTTCATCACCCTCTAGGATGTGCGCTTTGCTCTTAGCCAAATCACGTGATTCAATCCACTGGAACCGTCCATCTTGCAATGACGATATACTCCTATAGACCAAATAAACATAATTGGGCGAGCCGGGCACATCCCATTTCTTCAGACAGTCATTAGTCTCTCCAACTCGATTGGTGAAGCGCACGAACACACGGAGATTTATGTCAAAAACCTGCGCGATGTGCTCAATGACTTCGTCTGTCACGAACTTGGGACCATTCTTCTGAAAAATGAGGGGTTGGAAGTCAGTCCAGTCCAACAATAACGCCTGCGATAATGCTACAGCCAACGAAGTTTCCTTCGTAGCAGTCGAGAACAAATATCGATGCGGTGTTTTGTCGAACTGTTTGGAACGCTCAGCAATGAGATCGAGTTGGTACTGCTTCTTCTCTTTTGGCGACAACTTCCAGTTGTTTGCCAATTTCGACGAATCAGTCCCATTTCGAGCCTTATAATCATTGGGGTTCTCTGACACTTCAGCCAGGGCAGGAGCCGAAAAATTCGACTGCTCTTCCGAGTTTGCATCGGGCGCAGGGACGCGTATCCCCACTTGCGTGCCATCTATAGCAGCGCCGGCAATTTCTTCTCCTTTCCCTTCGTACCTGCCTCCTTCCATATAATCCGACATATCGCACTCAACGTTTGACACATAGGTATGGTTAAATTTAGGTTTGACGGTAGTAAAGCCTCCATTGCCTTTAGCAGCGGCACTATTCTTAAACCGTTGCTTCTTTTCCTGCGACTCCAACGCTGCATTCCAAGATTTTTTGCCAGGAGGACTACTCATTCCCTCTCGGCTGTCAATGATGCGCGTAAACTTTGCATCAAGTGACATTTTCATCTTTGGAGCTTTAATTTTATGCTCCGCGGACGATGGTCTCAATTCCGACCTCTGGATGTTATCCCTCTTGGTCTTCGTCGATTGGTCTGCGTTATTTTCCCGGATAACCCCCTCCGGGCCAGCACAATGCGTACTGATTTTGCCAACCCCGCTCAAGGGTGTGTTGCTAGGCATTGCTGCCCGGCTCCTCAGAGCGGTTTGGTCTTCTTGTTGTCCCGTCCCATTTCCAGCCTCTCCACCACCGCCCTGAAAGGCAGCTGGCTTCATCGAAATTTGCTGGGGGGATCCGACGGATCTGTTACTAACGGCATTTGGTTTCCCTGGTGCTCGTTTACTGGGTTTGTTGCCTTTGAAGAGTGATGCACTATCTCTCTTCTTAGCAGTTCCAGTCAGATTTGGTTTGTCAACAGGTGGCGCTACAGGCTTTATCGACACGGGTACCCCCGCGCCTCCATCGGCCACCTGCTGATTTACCGCATCAGTAACGGATCCATGAGCCAAGTCTACGCAATTAAGCATACGATTTGCGATAATT